TGAAAATTATTGGCTGGTTCGATCGGCCGCCGGAAGTTAACGATCGGCTACGCGATCGAATGCGGGAATATGAGCGCGCCAAAACCGTGGTTGACCCTCACGCCAATATATCGGATGATTCGCATACATTCATAAAACAGGATGCGAACAATGATCAAGAAACTCCTCGATACAGCCAAGCAAAGCGGGAATACCAAGGTAGCGAAAACCGGCAATAAACAAAGCGCGTTGGGCGATGTCCGAATGGCGTCGTTAAGCATGATGCCGCACATCACTATTTGTCCCGGCAGCAAAGCCGCCGGGTGCATGGACGGCTGCTTGAAAGGCGCCGGTTTGGCTGCTGTTTATAAGAGCGTCAACCAAGCCCGGCAAGCGCGCACGGATTACTGGACGGCAGACCAATCCGGATTTTTAAAACAGTTGCGCCGGGAATTAACCAATTTTGAGAAGCTATGCAATAAGCAGGGCGTGCAGGGTGTTGTTCGGCTTAACGTGCTATCTGACATTCCTTGGGAACGGCACGGTATACCCCAAGCCTTTCCCGGTCTTTTCTTTTATGACTACACAAAGCGCGCTGATCGGCTAGGCATAGGCAAAACCCCGGAAAATTATCGATTGATGTTTAGCTATAGCGGGCGGCCGCAGTATCGCAAACAGGTCGAAATGGCGAAATGTTTCGATAATCCGATCGCTGTCGTTTATAAAAACGGCGAAATGCCCGAGAGATTGTTCGGACGGCCGGTTATTGACGGCGATCAATCAGACCTTTGGAATGTGCAAGCGGGCAAAGTGATCGTGGCGTTAAAGGCCAAAGGGCCAGCAAAAAAAGACGAAAGCGGCTTTGTTTTGGATTTGGCCGAGCCGGTTAAATTTGTGGTGGCTGCCTAACGCTTGCGCAGGATATGCGCTTGGTCTTATACTCCGAGAACGCTGTAAATCGCAGCGCAACATAGGAACAAAGAACAATGGAAAATGTGATTAAGATTCGACCCGCTCAACTATTGCTTAGTTGGCAATTTGACCCGCTCAAACAGTACCCGTTCGCCGTTGAAGAAAGTCTTAAAGCGAGCTGCGGGATTATTCCCGACTTCTTCGAACGTGCGCTCTCGGTTTGCGAGGCGGTTGATATAGAAAAGCTGGCGTTAATAATCGACGATCTCTACGGGTACGGCGGTTTTGCTGCGTATCCGCTCAAAGGTGAGCTAAACGCTAACGGCATGTACTCCAGCGAGTTTGAGGATGATCCCGACCTGCCGCCGTATGTGGCGCTCGCAAGTTTAGACCCGGCGCGATGCGACGTTGAATGCTTTATATACCCTTACGATATCGTTGGGCTACGCGACAGCAGCGGCAACACAAAGGTAGCGAGGTTTGACTAATGAGCATTAAATTGACCGCCTTTGAAGGCTACAAAACCATTCTTGCCGAAAGCGGGATCGTTGATTCTCGACACCATGCTTTGTGCCGGGCGATGGATGAATTGCACCGCGCATTTTGCCAACTTGATTTGACGCAACAACGCGTCTTTCGCGAGGGCTTGGGCGAACAATCGTTAATCGATGCGATACGTCAATACGCGCAATCCAATCCGCTCGCCAATGAGGATTTTTAACCATGACGGATCAGCAAATCATCGATCTATTCGATAGCACCAATTGCACTCTCGCCGAGTTGTCGGCCCGATCCGGCCACAGTGTCGCCCAACTCAAAGCGATACTAAACGCTGGAATGAATGCCGATTGTGTTATTTGTGCCGAAACGATACAGCCGCAAGCTAATGGGTGGACGCACGGACATAACGCGGCGCCGTTGTATGAGGGTCAGTGTTGCAACGATTGCTGGGTTCAGTACGTGTTGCCCGAACGGCTGCACGCGGGGTAACAGTCCCCGATTGACCAATCTGATAGCCCGCTACGCGCGGGCTTTTTTTTGCCTGTGATTAATCGGTTAAACAGGCCCCGCCCCGCCGCCCGGGGGCGGCTTGAAACGTACTGCGCCCCGTGGCGCGTGGTTTATTGGCCCCGCTGCAGGCCCAAAAGCCGCAGCAATTGGCCCGCGATCCGTGCCCAGCGTGCAATTCTGCGGGGTTAGGCCCCGCGATCCGCGTGTAATCGAACTGTCCGCGCCGGTTTGCTGCAGGAAACGCGCCCGCAGCGCCCGGCATTTGTCCGCGATCCAAGGCCCGCGCCCCGTGGACGTTTGTTTTTTTAAAACGTGGAAGTCATTTTTGCCCGTTTTTTAACTTCCAAGGCCCGCGAACATCGATCCCCGGTCCGCGATTCCGGGTCCCCGGCTTGGGGCCCCCAGACAATAGAGGCTAACAACAATGCACAGCGATCGACGCCCCGGCGATTCCAACGCGGTCGTTGGCTAAAAAAAACAAAGCGTGTAAAGGTGCAGGTTTCACGCAAACAATTCACAATAAAAACCAACGAAGTTTCATAAGTCTTTAACTGTGATAAAAAAGTGCTATATTTGCGTCCCAAGTCAGCTTTATATGAGATTTGGCGCATGGCTAAAGAGGCAGGAAAAGTAGAAACGCGGGGTCGCCCGCGAGTAACGGAAAATAGTCGGCTAACCGGGAAGCAAGTGAAGTTTGTCGAGTTGGTTGCGACACGAGAGGGGCAGGATACGCTCCGTAATCTGGCCGCAGAGGCGGGGTTCAGTGTCAAAGGTGCGCACACTCGTGCGTATGAAATGTTAAACCCTAATAAATCCCCGCATATCGTGAAGGCGCTCCGTGAGCGGCGGCGCGAGTTAGCGGAAAAATACGAAGTCAACTACTCGCGACACATACGAGATCTGCAACGGATACGTGACGAGGCTTTGGAAGCCGGTGCGTACAGTGCTGCGGTACAGGCTGAGAAGGCGCGGGGCTTGGCCCAAGGGGACATATACGTCAACAAGAGTGAGATTCGTCATGGGTCGATTGACCAGATGTCGAAAGAAGAGGTTGTTAAGGCGTTGAACGAGTTGAAGGCTCAGTTGGGTGAAAAGGTAATCGATGTCGAAGCAGACAGAGTCGAACTTCTGGAAGACGCTAAAGTCCAACATTGAGAAGCTGGACTCGGACGTTGTGCTGACGCGTATTGAAAACAGTCAGACGCCGGGTATTCCTGATTTATTGTTGATGGACCGTGAGAAGCGGTTGCATATGATTGAGCTCAAGGTCGCGAAGGGTAATCAGGTCAACTTGTCGCCTTTTCAGGTGAGCTTTGCGGTTCGGCATCAGGGCGGTAATTGTTGGGTCTTGGTCCAACGGTGGCGGCCCTCGGGCCGTGATCCGGAGTGTTTGTTGTATTCATCGGATCAGGTGATGGATGTATCGTCGAGGGGGATGAAAGAAGTGGTTCCGTGTCTTAATTTTCCGTGCTCTGGGGGCTATAGTCCTCTTGTTGAGTATTTAAGTCAGGGACCCCTTTGAGCCTTAGTTTAGATTCCACGAGTGATGTGCAGAAATTACGTTTGGAGTTGCGTCTAAAGCAGCTTGAGCGTGTTGAATCCTGTCAAAATAATTTTTTACCGTTTGTAAATTCTATGTGGCCGCAGTTCATTGCGGGTCGGCATCATCATTTGATTGCTGAGAAGTTGGAAGAGATTGCGAATGGGACGTTGAAGCGGTTGATTATCAACATGCCGCCTCGTCATACGAAGAGTGAGTTTGCGTCGTTTTTGTTTCCGGCGTGGATGATTGGTCGTAATCCGGCGATGAAGATCATACAGGCGACGCACACGACTGAGTTGGCGGTGAACTTTGGCAGGAAGGTCAAGAACCTGTTGGAGCAGGACGATTATCAAGAGATTTTTGATAATACGATCTTGTCGGCGGACAGTAAGGCGTCGGGTCGATGGGACACGAAGTCTGGTGGGATGTATTACGCGGTTGGTGTGGGTTCGAACTTGGCTGGTCGTGGTGGTGATTTGATTATTATTGACGATCCGCACTCGGAGCAGACGGCGATGTCGGCGAGTGGGTTTGAGAACGCGTGGGAGTGGTACACGGCGGGTCCCCGGCAGCGTTTACAGCCGGGTGGTGCGATCGTTTTGGTACAGACGCGGTGGTCAGAGAAGGACATGACGGGCAACTTGATCCGTCAAATGACTAAAGACCCCAATGCAGACCAGTGGGAAGTCGTTGAATTACCTGCAATTTTACCGTCTGGGGAGCCTACGTGGCCTGAGTTTTGGAAGAAAGAGGAGTTGGAGTCTGTAAAGGCGTCGATTCCGCCCTACCAGTGGAACGCGCAGTATCAGCAGGCGCCGACGTCCGAGACGCTGGCTATTTTGAAGCGTGAGTGGTGGCGTTTTTGGGAAGGGGCGTCGATTCCGAACTTGCAGTATGTGATTCAAAGTTACGACACGGCGTTTTCTAAGCGTGAGACTGCGGACTACAGTGCGATTACTACGTGGGGTGTGTTTTATCCGGAGGAGGCAGGGGGCCCCGCGAATCTTATATTGCTGGATGCAAAGAAGGGTCGGTGGGATTTTCCCGAGTTGAAAGAGATTGCGTTGGAGCAGTACAAGTATTGGGAGCCAGAGACGGTAATAATTGAGGCAAAAGCGACAGGGACCCCCCTGACTCACGAACTGCGGCAGGTGGGAATACCGGTTGTAAATTTCACGCCTAGTCGTGGTAATGATAAGTTATCAAGAGTACATTCTATCTCTCCGCTATTTGAAGCGGGGATGATTTGGGCTCCGGATGAGAGTTGGGCGCACGAAGTGATAGAGGAGTGTGCTGCGTTCCCGAACGGGACTCACGATGACTTGGTGGACAGCACGACGCAAGCGTTGATGCGGTATCGCCAAGGGAACTTTGTAAGCTTGCCTAATGACGATTGGGAAGAGGGCTACGAGTCGAGTCAATTAATTTCAGCGGCGAACTACTATGGGTAAATTTTATTTTTTTGAGGGCACGTTATGATACCAATGCTTTTGAGAATGTTGGGTGCCGCAAAAAGTCGGGCTATGAAACAGGGTCGTGAGCTTGCAGAGGAGTCTATGAGTGCTGCGTCTCGTAAACGCTTGGAAGCAAAGCAGCGTAAGACCATAGACGAGATCAAAGATTTACAAAAACAAATAAAAGATAAGACACCGCCTGACCAGTTTCCACCCGAGGGTTTTTCTGCGGGAGGCTCCGTTATTTCATCAGGGCTCTCGGGCCTGTTGCGTGGTTATACACAGGGACCCCTTGCACGTGTTCCACGTGGAACACAAGAACCTGTTGGGATGTACAACGGTGGAGCGATGGGCGGTTTTGAGCCCAACATAGATTTTTCTAATTTTAAGTTTGACCCTTCAGCGTTGCCTGCTTACGCAGTTCCGGCACAGGCTGCAGAGGCTCTCGCTGCGCAAACCGCTGCGCAAGCGGCTCCGGCACAGGTTCCTCCTGCGTCAACAGTGCAGGCAGATATTGCGGCACAAA